GGCAAGCCATGCTCCGCCATGAGAGCCTAATAGACCGCTCGTATTTGTCGCTTGCAGACAAGAGAACTGGCGATTGGTCAACAGTCAAAAAGCCATTAAAGAAGTCTGCCAGACGCGCTATGCTACGCTGGTTCTACGACTACACCTATGGCCGTGAGTTTGACCTCAAAACACTACTTGAGAACAACGGTGCTCACTGTGTCTACCACATGGCGAGGAAGCTAGTCTCTGCCGGGGCAATCACTGAAGTGTCAGAGCACAACGGAGGAGCTGCTGGCTCTAAGATATACATTGTGTCTGACCGTGAAATTATCGGGAGGATGTTAGCTGATGGAAACTGATGACATCGTTGTGAAGCCTAAACATTACACACAGTACGCTATTGAACCAATCACCTTTATCATGACTAACAAGCTGCCTTTCCACATAGGCAACATAGTCAAATATGCAGTCAGAGCCGGGTCTAAAGCCTACCCCAATCAGACCGCAGAGCAATCAGAAATCACCGATCTAAAGAAAGCCATCCGTTATTGCGAGATGCGTATAAATCAACTTGAGGGAAACGAACTATGAACATGATGAACAGCACAGCTATCTATGGGCCATCTATTGGTATCTCAGAGGAGATCCACAAGATGAAGTACCGCTCAGTGGGCGAGACCTTCAAGGAGGCAATGACCCGCGTAGCTGATGCACTTAAAGATGGAGAGGAACACTTCGAGGCCTTCCGTGGCATCCTCTACAACATGCGCTTCCTACCAGCTGGTCGTGTCCAGAGTGCTATGGGTGCACCCCGGCGAGTGACACCCTACAACTGCTTTGTTTCCATGACTATCGAAGACAGCATGCACGGCATCATGGAAGCAGCAGCAAACGCAGCGAAGACTATGCAGCTAGGCGGCGGCATTGGGTATGACTTCAGCACCCTGCGTCCCCATGGCTCCCTCATCCGCTCCCTCGACAGTAAAAGCTCTGGCCCTATGAGTTTCATGGGCATCTTTGATGCTGTGTGTAAGACTATTGCCTCAGCAGGTCACAGGCGTGGAGCACAGATGGCCGTGCTGCGTGTGGACCACCCCGACATCGAGACATTCATTCGAGCCAAGAACAACAGCACTGAGCTTACACAGTTCAACATGAGTGTGGGTGTGACCGATGAGTTCATGCAGGCAGTCAAGGATGACGCAGACTTTGACTTGGTGTTCGAGGGGCAGGTCTATCGTACTGTGAGTGCTACAGCACTGTGGGATGACATCTTGCGCTCGACTTGGGACTGGGCAGAACCCGGCATCCTCTTCATCGACCGTATTAACAACAAGAACAACCTGCACTATTGTGAGACCATTGCAGCCACCAACCCCTGTGGTGAACAGCCGCTGCCACCTAATGGCGCATGTCTCCTTGGTAGCTTTAATCTCGTAAAGTACGTCAAGCACAACGGCATCCAAAGTGGCGACAAGGCAACTTTTGACTATGAGAAGCTCAAGGCTGACATCCCGCATGTAGTCCGTGCCATGGATAACGTGGTGGACCGTGCAGTCTACCCACTGCCAGCACAGGAGAAGGAAGCCAAAGACAAGCGGCGTATGGGGCTGGGTGTCACTGGTGTAGCTAATGCCATTGAGGCGCTGGGCTTCCCGTATGGCTCACCTGACTTCATGGACACCATGGAAGAGATCATGCGTACCATTCGTGACGGTTGCTACCGTGCGTCTATTGATCTGGCCAAAGAGAAGGGTCCATTCCCACTGTATAGCCACAAGTTCCTAGACAGCGGCTTTGCTGAGACACTACCGGGCGACATACGCAATGACATTGGTGAGTATGGCATCCGCAACAGCCACCTCCTCAGCGTAGCACCGACAGGAACAATCAGTCTTTCAGCAGACAATGTGTCCTCTGGCATCGAGCCAGTGTTCTCGCACTATTACGACCGCACCATCCAGACCTTCGATGGTCCACGGGTAGAGCGAGTAGAAGACTATGGTGTCCGTGAGTTTGGCGTCAAAGGTATGGCAGCAGATGCGCTATCGGTGTTTGACCATGTTCGTGTGCTCAACCTTGCGTCCAAGTATGTCGATAGTGCTTGCAGTAAGACCTGTAATGTCGGGGATGATGTCACTTGGGAACAGTTCAAGGATGTCTACATGCAAGCCTATGACGGGGGCTCCTCTGGATGCACCACGTTTAGGGCCAGCGGTAAGCGCTTTGGTATTCTCAATGCCTCCACAAGCGAAGATGCTGCGATAGAGACTGTGGTAGAACCAGATGCTTTCGTGGATGAGAAGGAAGGTGGCGCTTGCTACCACGATCCAGCCACTGGCCTGCGTACCTGTGAGTAAACTAGAGAGGCCCTTCGGGGCCTCTTTGACCAACTAAAGACAGGAGAACTGAATGTTCACTGTAGAGTTCGAGCAAGACCACACAAAGATAGTAACAGTTGACCAGAGTGGCGCACACGAAGACGTAGAGATGTTCCTAGAAGAAGACGGGACTGTGTATATACGCCAGTTCGCTGAAGAGTTCGGTGAGTACCAATTGCTCATCATCTCCCACTACCAACTGATAGACTTGGTGGCTTCCATAGATGCACCAGAGGGTGCCCACCTAGCAAAGATTGGAGACATTAATGATTTACCCAAGGATTAAGGTAGACAAGAACAGATGGCACAGCTGGTTTGCTTGGTATCCCATCAAGTACGGCATCCACTGGGTTTGGTTGCAGAGGGTACAGAGGCGCTGGTGTGACCACCCAGTTCTTATGTCTTGGGACTACAGTGTGCCAACCATAGATGACATGGATAACAACATCGACTGGGATAAACTGTTGTGAGTGGTGGCACGGGGGCGGCTCCGTCTAGCAGTTCCTACTCCACCGTGCCGTTGTTACCGGAGTAACCTATATCCACATAGCACTTTAACGTGTGATTTACAAGGTCTGCCAAAAAACACTGATCGGGACTGAAGTTTGGTCCTGACCAGTGCTAAGTTAGTTCGCCGTTACTTCATACGGAGCATTATGGCGAACAACAATCCAACTATTATTAGATCGCTTATTGGGAGTGCTATTCCATTGAACATGGGACCACCTTCCTTTCTTCAAGCTGACAGGAGTTGGCCTGCCAGTATTCTGTCGATCAGTGTTTTTTGACTTATGCCTCAGCCATCTTGATAGCTGCTATGCGGGTCTCTTCGTTACGCCGCAGCCAGCCTCGGCCAAAGGTATCAAAGGTCTTGAGGCGTCTGTAGAAGGCCTCTCGTTGTGCTGCGTACTGTTCAATGATGTCTACAGCGTCCATGCGACCTACAGCGCCTAGTGTCTGAGGACCAATGCCGCCATCTTGTGTGACACCCACCACCTTCTGAAGCATACGGGCTCCACGGCCTGTGCCTCCGTTGACTGCCAGATCAAAGACAGCGAAGTCTACACCAGAAGGCAGTGCGTCACCTTTGACCCTATCCCAATAGTTGCGCTTGTAGATGGGAGTTACGTCTGCCGCTGTCAGTGACTTCATCTCATCCTCAGTGACAGGACGATCTAACCAGCTCTCATAGACAGCTTGAGTGACACCAAGGTTCGTGCGGCCACCGGGGTCGCTGGGGTGGTTCACATAGCCACCTTCGTGATGGAGGATCATCTTGAGGGATTGCTCGAAGTTATCTTTCACTTGCTTACTCCTTTAGTGCGCTCGAATGTACGCAGTGTGCCTAAGCCAAGGAGGCCCATGAGCACGGGCATCATGGTTGCTGTGTCCACCTGTGGCACGTTGATGTCCCATGGGGCCAAGAGCGGTGAGATCATGAAGTTGATGGCCATGCCCATGACACACACCCAAGCAGTCGCTGGTCGCCAAGAGGACTGGAACCAGTTGCCCTTAGCTTCCTCTTTGTTGACTGCAAGTTGCGCGAGTGCCAGCTCCTGACCATGACGTTCTGCCATAGTGCTTATCTCGTGGGCTAGAGCTGCCTTCTGGTCTTTGTCTTCCACGAACTTATCGAGAAGACCTGTGACTGGTCCAATTAGTTGTGCTATCATTTCTCGTGTCCTAACCAAAACATAAAGGATGAACTCATGGCACCTGTGACGGTTGCAGTGAGTGCAGTTGCCTGAGAGGTCATTGCTTCGGGGGACAGTTCCATGAACCAGTGCAAAACTTGTATATACATGATCGTCATCACGAGCATCATTAGGCGGGGCATTAGCTTCCAAGCCAACACCCGCTCCATTGCGATTGTCATATTGTTTATTCCTTGTCAGAACTTGATGAAGCCAAGGTGCCAAAGGTAGCCACCACCAGAGCCCAAACACAGCAGAAGAAAGCCAACGATCAGGAGAGCACTAAGTACATTCTCCCTCATCTCTTCTGCTTTAATCAAAGCTAGACGCTGGTCTTCCTTACGCTCCATGCGTATCTCTCTACGGATAGACTGGAGCTGCTTGTAGGCGCTGATGCCTCGGGTATTGGTGATTAGTTCACGCAATTGCTCTTCAGCATCAGCAGCTTTTTGTTTGTCCAGAAATGTGTTGAGGGCTTCCTCATTGGCACTAGAAAAGATCGAGGACTTCTTCTTTTGATGCTTCTGATTTGCACCGTCTACTGCATCGAAGAACGCAGTTATTTCTTTGGTCATGCTGTAGAGCTGTTTACC